CCTACAAATTTTGTAAATCTAACTTCATCTCTTAGGATTTCAGATGAACGACCCAAACTAAAATCCACTACTTGAATTTGTTCTTGTTTCTGGAACATTCAATGAACGGAAGAGCTTTTTCTGGAAGTATTCAATGTCTGCAAGTTCTCCAAGATTCTGTCCGCCAGGAAGTGTAGAAATCTCAGTTCCTCTACCACCTTCACGACGAGGGAGCCAGAAGTCCTCAAGCATTGCCATATATTTTCTATCATCACGAATTTCCCCAGTGTCTGCATTATAGACAAGTTTATTTCTATAACGAGTCATTACATCACGGAGATATTGCTCTGCTTTAATTTTTGGAAGATTTCCTACATCAATGTAAAAAATTCTTCTTTCTGGAGCACGAGACAAACGATAGATAACCAATGAGTCCTCAATCATGCGAAGTTGATTGAGTGCTTTGATTGCTTTATGTAGATATGATAAAACTGTTTGCTTATTTCTATCTACAAGACCAGAAGTAACATATGCAATTGAATCTTTTGCTATTCTAATTTGTCTAGCATCATTTCTATATGAAGATGAAGAAGACACTGAACCACCAGAAGTTAAAGTTGGGTTGTAGATATAAAATTCTTCAACCTCTGGGTTTGCGACTTCAACTTGATCCTTGCTACTTATTGAATTGATTATAGCATCTCTGATATTTGTACTTGCATCCCTTTTTAATTTTCTAATATATCTAATTTTTAAGGGGTCGATATATCTAATTTCTTTAAGACCGTCTGATGGTTTTTTTACATCTATTACTTTATGGTAATACAGTCTTCCGTCAATATACCAATTTCTAAAAATTTCATGGGCTTTTTTGTCAAAGTCCATTATTTCTTTAATATACTTGAACTCTGATCTAATTACCTCCTTTAACTTATCGGAAGCAGGCAAATTAGAAAGTTCTATTTCTACTGGAGAATCGTTTAGATCGGAAACTATTGCTTCATCTACAATATCTTCAATGGCACTATCACATTCTGGGTGAAGTGCCATCTCACGATATCTTCTAATTAGATCTTGCTCATTTTTATAAACACCTTCAATGTCTACATACTGACCATAAAAACCACTAGAAATATAAAAGTCTGATTTGTCTTCGTCATTTCTAGGGACGGGGGAGATAATATTCTCCGATGAATCTCCCCCTTCTTCAAATTTAAAACCAAATAATTTAGGCATTTTAAAAAATACTAGTCTTTTTAGTATTTATGTTATCAACTACGGTCGTTAGAACTGCCCAAGATGCTATTACCATCTGCTGGATTTAGAGCATCCCACCACTGAACTTGAAGATCTACTGTAAATTCTTCGATTGAATCTGCAGCATCATATGATAGTTCAATTGGACTTACGTTAGTTGGGAAGGTTCCATAGAACTTGTATGACTTCAGAACAGGAATTGCATCAGAATTTCCTGGAAGTTGTCCATTTGTTCCGTTAGCAACATTTCCTCTTCCAAGTTGATGAACAATCATTTCAGTTTGATATGCTGCTGGTGTAATTACCCCAGCATTATCTTCATGTCTGTTGATAAAGTTCATCCACTTTTCAAAAGCATTTCTGAGTTTGAAGTTAGTGTCATTAATAACAGTGATTGTCCATGGGTCAAATGTTCTGTCTCCTGCAATCTTTAAGTTTCTTCCTCTGAAAGGAACATCAATTACATTGATATTTGAACCAGGCAATTGTGCTGCCTTAACCATGAAGGTAAAATCTTCATCAATAGTAACCTCTGATTGCAAACCAGTAGGAAATGCCAGTACACATTCGAATAGATTGGGTCTCGCACCTCCACCAACTAGTCTAGATTTAAATTCGGTTAAAGTTCTATTATTATAAGTGGGTGAATTACTTGCCATTTTTAGATACCTCTATTGAATTAAACAGTACCGACTACTTCGGAGAAGCTGACACCAGTACGGGTGGCAACGAATGTAAGACCAATAAAGTTAATTGATCTTGCTGGTTTTACGAAAATATCAGCTTTAAACTGATTTGCATCAATAACATCAGGAGTGTTATTTGATTCATCACAAACTACGATGAACTCAGTGATTCCTCTCTTACCTTTTACATCACGAAGATATGGTTCAACGATATTGAGGAAGTTAGTTCTTGTAATTGCATCATTGAATTCAAATAATTGTGCTCTTGCTGCTCTTTCAATTGACTTTTCTAAAGTCAAGAAGAGACGACGAACATTAATTCTATCGAAAGCAGAAGCATAACCAAGTGCAGTTTTATCACCAAAAAGAATAATTCCTTGTCCAGGAGAAGCAATAACTGGATTGATTCTCTTAGAATAAAGAAGATCTCTCTGTGCTTGTGTTGGATTATATGCTAGTTTAATTGCATTATTTAATCCTCCTCTGTTTGCACCTGCTGGAGAGAACCATGGATATGCCTCGTCTGAAGTTCTTGCCATTAGACCTGCAATATCTGCATTGGTTCCAAGGTAAAGGAACTTGTTATTGAATCTATCAAATGTGTACTTATAACCAGTATCAAACACTGCATATGATGAAGATGTCAATGGTTCAAAGAACTCAATAATTTTATTCGTTTGTGTCGTTGAATTTGGTTGGTTTACAATATCTGCTCTATGAGGTGAAATTACTGCAACACAATCCTTTCTTTCTTCTGCAATAGCAATAAGTGCATTTGCTTTTGCTTGTGATTCATAAATTGTAGTTCCACCAGAAGGTCCAGAAATAATATAATCAACTGAATATTCTGCTGGATTTCTGAATGTCTCATAAGCAGAAATAATATTTGCTAAAGATGCACTCATTCCATTGGATAGGTTATAATCAACTCCAGAATTTAATGTATAAGAACGATTTCCATAAACACTAAATGCAACAGATTGTGCTGCTGATCCCCAAGTTCCATTATCTAATGTAAATGCATTTACGTTAGATGAGTTGGGAATTAAGTTTGATGCACTCAAGAATCCTGGTGAATTTCCAGCATAAACATTTGCTGAGTTATTCGCAATATACTCTTTATAGTAGATTGGTTGAGATGGACTAATTCTTGAATCAGATGCTTTTGATAAGAAAGTATACTTCTCAATAATATTTGATGAAGAACCAGTCAATTTACCACTATCATCAACAACAGCAATATGGATTTGGTCATTTTTTCCACTTCTCTCCAAGGAATATTGTGAGGTGGAAGGTCTTGGTGCCACTGACTTCCAATATATCGTAGCATTGCTTAGTCCTAATGTTTGTTGATCGTACCAATCTTTAGTAACAACTCCTGCACCAGCAATTGTTGTTGTTGTGATACCAGCACTAGTTACAATATTGACATCAGAACCACTAGCAAATGAATATGTGTTGCTTCCTTGTCCTGGATCTTTATAATCAATCTTTTCAGAAACTCCAGTTGAAAGAGGAACTCTATCAACAATTTTTACATAAATCTCTTCTTTTCCAATTCCAGTAATCAAACCTCTAATAAATCCTTGGAATGAGGAAACTGTTCCATTAGATGCATATTCAGAGAATACTCTTTGAGTTACTGCATAACCAACTCTAACATCTGTAGGAGTTGTTACTGAACTTAGTCTTGTAAATACAATAGACTCACCTGGGGCAGTAACTGTATTTGTTGAGTTTGCACTTGCTGTAATTTGACTAGAACCAATTGAAACAATAGTTGTTCCTGCGGCATAATATTGATTGGAAATTCTATCTCCAACTTGAACTAACGTAGTTGTAATTCCAGTGATAGTATTTGTTGTTACTCCAACATCACCTGTTTTTGTTGCTACTGTAGTTGTAACTGTAGTTGTAACTGCAGTTGTTCCTACACCAGTAATGATTTGATCTGCAAAACTATCAATTACGCATACTTTTAAACCATTTGCCCAACTTCCAGGAGTTTTTGCTGCGTACTCCCAAGATACATCAGAAATGTGATTATTTTCATAATCATCTTCTGATTCGATTTTTAAAGATGGAATTGAATTTGAGTTAGCATTATTTAATGAAGATGCATCTGCTCTTACTACTCTTAATACACCACCATAGGATAGATATGTGGAAGCAGATAACCAATACTCATTCTGAGCATCAGTTTCTAATGGTTTTCCAAATACTTTCAATAAGTCTGCTTCCGTTTCAATTAAAATTGGAGTATTTACAGGACCCATTTGGAAAGGTCCAGCAAAAGCACCAACTTGATCTACAACGGCATCAATTCTACCAATGGTTAAGTCAACTTCTCTTATTTTTACCCCAGGTGATACTAAATTTACTGCCATTTGTTTCCCCTCTTAAAGAAGTTCATTTAAACTAAAATTATTTATAATTTAGGTTCGTTATGATGGGGAAACGTAACGTGAACACTACCAATCTGGGTATTGCCAATCAATTATTGGATTTGTATTTTTTCTCTTATCTTTAATCCTTTTTATTGTGCATGATTTGCACTCATATGAATATGCTGATGCTCTATTCCCTCTTCCCTTTCTAGTTAAATAAAAACCATCAATTAAGTCTTTTGTTTCTTTGCAAATCCTACATGTCCGTTCAGTTAAAAATAGATATTCTCTTTCAAACTGTTCGTCTAATTCCATTTATCTATAATCCCACATATACTGCATATCACCATATTCATCCAAATGCCAACGGTCTCCATCTGCATCAACAAAAGTGCTTTCCATATCAGTTAAACCATCAGATATAAAACCAAAAGGTGACATATCTTGCTCTATTTGATTTTTTTGTTCATCATAAATTCTTTTACGGATGTCATTATCCGTCATTTCTTTAAAGTACGGTTGAACAATTAACCATGACAAAATAACAAGACACATAGCAAGGTCATCATTGCAACCATCCTCTGCTTCAAATGACTGACTTTTTTGAATAAAAGTTGTCAATTCACTAATTACATCATAATCTTTTATGATTAGTTTATCATCTTCTATAATTGTTTTTAGGTTTGAGCATCCAACCTTTTTGACATTCTTGGACATTTTAACTCCAAGTTGAGATTTCTTTCCAGAGAAACCTTGTCCAACTAATTGCCCTGCACGACCTCTCATCGCACACATCAAAAGATTACTATACTCTAAATCAAAGTGAAGCATATTTGATACTTGCTCACCAATATCATTTACTTCTACAAGAATGTATGAGTAGTTATATGCTCTTCCTACTTTATCAATAATTGACGGAAAAAGTATTGGTTTTATATCATTATCTCTATATTTTGCTACTAATTTATAAGGGAAGGTTGTTATATCGACAACAACAAATGCTGAATAGTCTTTTCCGGTTCCTCTAGCAACGTCAACTGTCATCATATAATTATGGTCTTTTATCGGTTCTTCATAGACATCAAGACCCTTATTTGATGTCAATGGATCTTCATAAACCATCGCACGAAGTTTGGAAGGTGCAATCAAAGTATCAACAGAACCTAGGAATTCGCATTCAAACTCCTGGGTAAACTGTCTTTCGGAAGTGTTCCTTATGGTTTCTTCTTTCCATGCAGCATCTCTCCCTGGAACAGCACTCCAGTGAACTTCAAGTGGAATGTAACCATTTCTACCTCTCTCGGCATCATGCCAGAGTTTGTAGAACATATTCATCCCGTTTGGAGTTGAGATGATAATAACCTTTGTAGATTTACCAGATGAAATTGTAGGATATACTGAACTAAAGAATTGCTCTGCAATATGATTTGGAATGAACGCAAATTCATCCAGGAAGATGATATTAAAAGAGTTTCCTCGGACAGCAGATGATGAAGTAGATGCTGCTACAATTTTACTACCGTTCTCAAGTTCTAGTGAACCTTTGTTCCAAGAACCAACACCCTGCTGTAACCATTTTGGTAAATTTTCATAAGAAAGTTGCAACCTACCCAAAAGTTCTCTGGCAGTCTCTGCTTTGTTTGCAAGGATAGCAATTCTTA